AGACCTGCGGCTGGTGCTATTGTTTGGTCTGGTGCTGATGGGCTGTACATTGGCCCTGTCGGGCTTGCTGGACAAGTATTAGTGTCTGGTGGTGCAGGAGCGCCTACATGGGGTTCTGCGCTGTTGGTGGTGGATCAACCTGCCAATGTGGTCTACGCTGGCCCTGCCGCTGGAGCCGCCGCACCTACAGCTTTCCGCTCTTTGGTGAACGCAGACTTGCCAGCCTCTGGTGTGACTGCTAACACTTACGGTTCATCGACTGCAATCCCTGTAGTCACGGTCAATGCTAAAGGTGTGATCACAAGCGTCACAACTGCAAGTTTTACAGGTGGTTTGTCGTATCAGGGTTCATGGAACGCATCAACTAACACGCCTACGCTGACTTCTAGCGTTGGTGTAAACGGTTACTACTACATTGTTTCCGTAGCAGGCTCGACCAATTTGAATGGCGTGACTGACTGGCAGGTTGGTGATTGGGCTATCTTTAACGGATCAACTTGGCAGAAGATCGACCAGACTAACTTGGTCAGTTCTGTTAACGGTCAAGTAGGTGTCGTCAGTATTGCTTACGCAGACTTGGCTGGCTCTATTCCAACATGGAACCAAAACACCACAGGCACTGCGGCTGGTCTGTCAGCGACCTTAGCAATTGGCTCTGGTGGTACTGGACAGACAACAGCTTCTGCGGCATTTAACGCTTTGTCGCCTATCACCACAACTGGCGACCTGATTCTTGGTAACGGTACTAACAGCGCTACCAGATTAGCAATTGGTGCTAACGGTTATCTTTTATCGTCTAACGGCACAACTGCATCATGGCAACCAGCCCCTGCTGGTGGAGTAACTACTTTTGACGCAGGAACTACAGGCTTTACTCCAAGCACGGCAACCTCTGGATCAATCTCCTTAGCTGGAACCCTTGTGGTATCCAATGGTGGCACTGGTGCTACTACATTGACAGGCTATGTTAAAGGCGCTGGTACAACTGCGTTAACAGCCTCATCGACTATTCCAAACACAGACATTACTGGTTTGGGAACCATGTCTACGCAGAATGCAAACTCTGTGGCGGTGACTGGTGGCTCAATTAACGGTACGACTGTTGGCGCTACAACAGCGGCGGCTGGAACATTCACAAATTTAACTGTAAACGACAATTCAACCTTTGGTAGCAGTAACACCGACACAATCAATTTTGTCGGGCGCATAAATTCCGACTTTGATCCCGCAACTGATAACACTTACGATTTGGGCCGTGTTGGACATGAATGGCGAGATTTGTTCATTGACGGAACAGCCAACATTGACAGTTTAATTGCTGACACGGCTGACATCAACGCTGGCACTATCGATGGCACGGTAATCGGTGGCGCATCAGCGGCGGCGGGAACATTTACAACTGTGGTCGCAACGAGTGGCATCTCAGGAGGCACATTCTGATGGTAGAAGAACTCATCAACCGAATGTTTAAGGCTCGTAACGCCGCGCACATCAGGCACTGGAAGACGAACAGTTACTCAGAGCACAAAGCGCTAGGTCACTACTACGACGACTTGATAGACGACTTGGACAAGTATGTCGAAGCCTACCAAGGTGGGTTTGGGCTTTTGGGTGAAATCGAAGGTAGCGTGGAAAACACGACAAAAATGATTCACGACGATATAATTTGGCTAACCGAAAATCGTGAAAAGATAGCCAAGAATGTGCCTGCGCTAGAGAACATCATTGATGAGCTAACGGCGTTGCACATGAAGACTTTGTACAAACTTGAGAATTTGAGGTAACACTATGGCGGCATCAGGCTTTACACCTATTCAGCTTTATCGCACGACGACAGGGGCGGCTGTGCCTTCTGCGGCTAACCTGTTGCCGGGGGAGCTTGGCTTCAACATCGCCGACACCGACATGGCCCTGTATGCCGAAAACGCCTCTGGCACGGTCACCCGCATCATGAACAACCCTGCTGGCTTAAAGTACCCCACTGCGGATGGCTCAGCAAATCAAGTTATTAAAACTGACGGTGCTGGCAACTTGTCTTTTGTAACTCCTGCTTCGGCTGGCGCTACCAAGGGTCAAGCCATCGCTTTTTCAATCGTTTTTGGTCTGTAAGGAACCACCATGGCAAATCCAAATATTATCAATGTCACAACCCTCACAGGTAACACGACATACCTCACACCAGCTAACACAACAGCTAACACCTTGTTGTCTAACGCCGCATCTTCTGGTCTGGTCTTCAAGATCAACCAGATCGTGTGTGCTAATGTGAACGGCGCAAGTGCAGTAAACGCAACGGTTGCAATTAACAACGCCGCCGCTGGTGCAGGTACGAACTTCCCAATTATCTCTACGATCTCTGTGCCTGCTAGTGCATCTGTGATTGCAGTGGATAAGACAACGGCTGTGTACCTGATGGAAAATCAATCCATCGTGGTGACTTCTGGTACATCTAGCGGTATCACTTACACGATCAGCTACGAGTCAATCGCAAGCTGATAGGGGAACAGTATGTCTATAAGACAAATGTTCTTGGGGAGCATAGTTAAGCCGGGGTTCAATCCTCTAGCGGCTCAGACTACAACCACTTTTTACAACTTATATAGTTGGGGAAGAAATGGTCAGGGTCAGCTAGGTCTTGGAAATAGAACAGATTATTCATCCCCCAAACAAGTTGGCTCTTTAACTGATTGGTTAACTGTTGTTGGTGGTCAATACGATAGTTTTTCTGTTAAAAATGATGGTAGTCTTTGGGATTGGGGTTGGAATAATAATGCTCAGTTAGGTCTTGGAAACACGACTCAATATTCAAGTCCCAAACAAGTTGGCGCTCTTATAACTTGGTCTAAGATAGCAACTTCTAAAGCATATTACTCCACATTAGCTGTTAAAACTGACGGTACTTTATGGAGTTGGGGTAACAGTAGTTTTGGTCAATTAGGTCTTGGAAACTTAACAGCTTATTCATCCCCAAAACAAATTGGCGCTTTAACTAATTGGTTAAGTGTTACTGGTTCTTATGCCTCATTCATGGCAGTAAAAACTAATGGAACATTGTGGGCTTGGGGAAATAATATTAACGGTCAACTTGGACAGGGAAATGTAACAAGATATTCTAGCCCCAAGCAAATTGGTTCTTTGACTAATTGGTTGCAAGTATCTGGTTGTTATTTAGCAGTTGCCGCAATTAAAACAGATGGAACAATGTGGTCTTGGGGCGCTAATAATGAAGGCCAACTAGGTCTTGGTAATGGCACATATTATTCCTCTCCTAAACAGATTGGCGCTTTGACTAATTGGTCTAAACTTTCTGTAAATGGCGGCAGTAACAATGGTTTTTTAGCTGTTAAAACAGACGGAACATTGTGGGCTTGGGGGTCAAATGGCTCTGGTCAATTGGGCGATGGAACTAGAACAAATCGTAATTCTCCTGTACAGATTGGTGCACTAACTAATTGGTCAATTGTTGCTACTGGGCAGGCTTTTTCTCTTTCAATTAAAACAGATGGTACTCTTTGGTCTTGGGGTCGAGGAAGTTCAGGTCAATTGGGGTTTAATAATTTAACTTATTACTCTTCCCCAAAACAAGTTGGCTCGTCAACAACATGGCTTGCAGTTGCGGCAGGGGAACGACATACTCTGGCTCTAGGATAAATCATGGCAGTAACAGTAACCACAGGCGTTCAATACTCAGGCATCTGGACAATGCAACAGGTGAATGCCGCTATTGCGGCTGGGACTTGGCCTGTCGGAAGCCCTAATCGTTTGTACTCATTTGGTGCAAACAATCAAGGTCAACTCGGCCTTGGAAATACTACCTCTTACTCATCTCCCAAACAAATTGGGACAGGAAATAGATGGCTTCGTGTCAATGGCGCTATGGATGGCGGTCATATGCTGTCTGTTTTTTCAACTGGTGCTTTGTATGCTTGGGGTCAAAATGATCGTGGTCAACTTGGTCTTAGTAACAGTTCTTATGGTGTAAGCAGTCCTACTCAAGTTGGAGCATTGACTAATTGGTCAACAACTTCAGGTGGATATGCTTGTACTCTTGCGGTCAAAACTGATGGTACTTTATGGTCATGGGGACGAGGTGATAATGGTGTTCTTGGCTTAGGCAATGTTACAGATTATTCATCCCCCAAACAAGTTGGCGCATTGACTGGCTGGTCTTCCGTTGCGGCTGGACAAGATTCTAGCTATGCCATTAAAACAGATGGTACTTTATGGGCGTGGGGTTCTGGTGGTTCTGGTGCTTTGGGTCTAGGCAACACTACTAGCTATTCCTCTCCAAAACAAGTGGGTGCTTTAACAAGTTGGTTGCAAGTGGTTGGTGGTTACGGATGGGCTTTTGCTATTCGTTCTGACAATACAATTTGGGCGTGGGGCAGAGGTGGGCAAGGTCAGCTTGGAAATAGCAATACATTTGATCGTTCTTCACCAGTTCAAATTGGAGCTTTAACTAATTGGTCTTCTGGCGCGGCTGGTCAACAATCTGGTTATGGGATTAAAACCGATGGCACTATGTGGGCATGGGGTAACAATGGTCAAGGTCGTTTAGGAATTGGAACGGCGGTAAACAATTCATCTCCAGTTCAAGTTGGTGCATTGACTACTTGGTTAAAAGTTTGTTCTGGAAAATATCAAGCGTACGCTGTAAAAACTGACGGGACTTTATGGTCTTGGGGTGACGGAAGTGGTGGAAAATTGGGTCTTGGAAATACAACAACTTATTCATCTCCAGTGCAAATTGGTTCATCTACCAATTGGATTGCGATACCATCACAAGTTCAAGTCTCATTTGCCGCAATAACAACAGCATAAACACATGAACAAAACACTGCACTTCCTCTCTGGCATTCCTCGTTCTGGCTCAACAGTCCTTGCGGCTATCCTGAATCAGAATCCGATGACTCATGTATCCACCACATCTGGGCTTGTCCACGCCCTTGATGGCTTGGCTAATACATGGCACTCAGCGGGTCTTCTCAATGAGAACGATCCCACCAGAGAGAAGCTTGCACAGACGATGCGTGGTTGCATTGATGCGTTCTACGAAGATACAGACAAACCTGTCATCATTGACAAGTCTCGTGGCTGGCCTATCCCCCAGATCATGGGTGCGATGTCTCAGGTGATTGGTCGCCCATGCAAGGTGATTGCTACAGTGCGTCCAGTACCAGACTGCATGGCTTCATTTGTCCGTGTGGCAAAGCCTGCTGATCTGGATGAGTTTATGTACTCAGGCCAGTTAGCTGACCACTTGAAAGCCGCTTACCTGTCTTTGGAAGCTGGCTACCAAGCCATGCCAGAGAACTTCCTGTTTGTTGAATACGACAAGCTGTTGGCTGATCCCCGCGCAGAACTTGCCCGTATCCATGAGTTCTTGGAACTTCCCGAATACGACTACGACTTCTCCAACATTGATGGCTCATCAGTCAAAGAAGATGACGAGAACCTCCATGGTTACGCTGGTATGCACGATGTCAAACCAGTTTTGGCTAAACAGCACAACGACAAGTCTAAAGACCTGCTCAAACACCACTACAACCAGTTCTGCCAGCCAGAATTCTGGAGCGGTGGCGTTCGTACCATGCCAGAGTTGGATGACCTTGATCTACAGGTAGCCGCAGGCAAGATGGGTGACTTTGTTGAAGGCTGGAGACTGTCTGAGAAGCTCCACGCAGAGCGTCCTAACGACCACCGTGCGGCTTATAACCGTTCATGGTATTTACTCAAGCAGGGTCAGATTGGCGAAGGCTACAAGCAGATGGATCGTGGTCGCTACTGTGGGATCATTGGTGAGCGCCGCCCAGACACACCAGCCCCTGAGTGGGACGGTAAGACCAAAGGGACTATCCTCCTGTACTGCGACCACGGCTTGGGCGATCAGATTCACCAAGTGCGCTATGCCCGTGATTTAGTGGCTAGGGGTAACAAGGTTGTGGTCTGCTGTTCTGGTCAACTGGCTCACTTGTTTGCTGGCATTGAAGGCGTATCCGCTGTGGTTCAGGTTGGTGCTGAGTTTGGCGTGTTCCACGACTTCTGGTGCTATGGCATGACAGCCCCTAACTACCTTGGCTACGAGATGTCTGATCTGCGTGGTGATGCTTACATTCCTAAGCCTACGACCATCAAAGGCCGTAAGAAACGCATCGGTATCCGCTGGCAGGGCAACTCAAAGTTTGAAGACGATCACAACAAGAAGTTCCCTTACGAACTGCTGTTCAACGCCATCAAAGATGCTGACGCAGAATTCATTTCTTTACAGCGTGATGAGGGTGCTGAGGCTTGCCCAACATGGGTAAAACAAGTACCATTAAACACATGGGCAGACACCCAAGCGGCGGTGGCTAGTTGTGATCTGGTGATCTCTTCTTGCACATCGGTCAGCCATTTGGCGGCGGCTATGGGCGTTGAGACTTGGGTAGTGATTCCAGTGATGGGCTACTACCTGTATGCACTTGATGGCGACAAGACACCTTATTACGACACCATGACTTTATTTAGGCAAGAAGTGTTTGGCGAATGGGAAGCTCCGTTTGAGAAGATCAAGGAGCGTTTAAACGCCAATCGTGCCGCACTGAGGAGCGTAGCGTGAGCTTTAGATACGCCGCTGGGATAAACAAGCCCGGGTTCAACCCGCTTGGAACCCAGACTTCTACATTGCTTTACAACCTGTTTAGTTGGGGTAATGGAAACAACGGAGCCTTAGGGCTTGGCAATTTAACTTATTACTCATCTCCTAAACAAGTTGGGTCATTGACTAATTGGTCAAAAATTTCTGGTGGAAATCAATTTGTTTTGAGTACAAAGACAGATGGTACGCTCTGGGCTTGGGGAGATCACGGAGATGGTCAATTAGGGTTAGGAAACTTAATTGGATATTCTTCCCCTAAACAAGTTGGGTCATTGACTACTTGGTTAAATATAAGCGCAAATTTTAGATCTTCGTTAGCAATAAAAACTGACGGTACTTTATGGGCGTGGGGGTTAAATAGCAACGGTCAACTTGGTCTTGGTAACACCACAGGTTATTCCTCTCCTAAACAAGTTGGGTCATTGACTACTTGGGCAAGTATATCTTCCTCACCGCATAGCAAACTTAATTTTGCCATTACAACATCCGGCACACTTTATGGCTGGGGTCAAAATACTGACGGACAACTTGGTCTTGGTAATACAACACAGTATTCCTCTCCAAAGCAAGTCGGTGCTTTAACCAATTGGTTAAAAGTAGCTGGCGGCGCGTACTTTACCCTTGCAGTAAAAACAGATGGTACTCTTTGGTCATGGGGAAATAGTGCCTATGGACAATTAGGTTTAGGTAATACAACGGCGTACTCTTCTCCTAAACAAATTGGCGCAGGAACAAGTTGGTTAAATATTGCCGCAAATTATGGAAGTTCTTTTGCTGTTAAAACAGATGGAACTATTTGGGGTTGGGGTTTAAATAATTATGGTCAATTAGGTTTAGGTAACACAACCAGCCGCAACTCTCCAGTGCAAATTGGTGCATTAACAAATTGGTCAACCATATCTACAAGCGGTGTTGACCAAGGTGGAATGGCTACAAAAACCGATGGGACATTATGGGGTTGGGGCCGAAATAGTGATGGTCAACTAGGTTTAGGTAACACAACAGATTACTCTAGCCCAAAACAAATTGGGTCTTCAACAACATGGCTTAGAGTGGCTAGTGTCAACAAGTCTTGCGTGGCTTTAGGATAAAAGATGGCAACCACTCTAGTATCAGGCGTTCAATACTCAGGTATCTGGAACATCAGCAGTCAAGCCAATGCTAAGGGGGCTGGGACATGGCCTATACCTCCGGGGCCAAGTATATTTTCTTGGGGCCTTGGGACTTCTGGACAGCTTGGCTTGAGTAATACTACAAGTTATTCATCACCTAAACAAGTTGGTTCATTGTTAACTTGGTTAACAGTCTCAGCGGGTGGAGATTTTTCTTATGGTAAAAAGAATGATGGTTCACTCTGGGCTTGGGGGTACAATGGTAGTGGTGAATTAGGTTTAGGTGATACCGTACAAAAAAATAGTCCAGTACAAATTGGAACACTTTACAATTGGTCAGTTACGGCAGGTGGTTATCAACACACAATTGCTACAAAGACTGACGGTACTCTTTGGTCTTGGGGAAATAACAACAGTGGTCAGCTTGGTTTGGGCAATATAACCAATTATTCATCCCCAAAACAAATTGGAGCTTTAACTACTTGGTTAAATGTTGCCGCAGGTTACAGGTACTCATTTGCAATCAAAACCGATGGAACTTTGTGGTCTTGGGGCCGTGGGGGGAATGGCGCTCTTGGGTTGGGCAATGTAACAAATTATTCAAGTCCAATGCAAGTAGGCTCGCTTACTAGCTGGTTAAAAGTTGCCTGTGGGTACAACCAAACTTTGGCTATAAAAACTGACGGAACGCTCTGGTCTTGGGGAAATAATAGTACTGGCGGGCTTGGATTAGGAAATACAACATATTATTCATCTCCTAAACAAGTAGGTTCTCTAACAAATTGGTTAAGTTTTTCTTGTAGATCAAATCAAACATTAGCAACCAAAACTGATGGTACTTTATGGTCTTGGGGCGCTAATGCTTATGGACAAATTGGCGATGGCTCGACTACAGATAAATCCTCCCCAGTTCAAATTGGGGCGTTAACTACTTGGTCAGCCGTTGCGGCTGGTGAGGTGCAGAGCATAGCTTATAAAACTGACGGAACTTTGTGGGGTTGGGGCCGAAATAATGAAGGTCAGCTTGGTCTTGGCAATAGAACAAGCTATTCTTCTCCCAAACAAGTTGGCTCACTAACTACTTGGTTAGCCATAGCAAGTGGCAGGTATCACACCTTAGCTATTAAAAACACTTAAACTAACATTTTTTAAAGGAGTCTTAAATGACACATTATGTACAAGTCCTCAATGGTGAGGTAAAACAAGTTTGGGACACACCTCCATCTGAAGGTGTCGGTAACAACGGCTGGCGTAACGCTGTCGAAGTTCGTCCTGCTATTCAAGCCGGTCGCCAAGGCTACACAGCCCACCGCTTTGACTTGAACGCTGACCCCGTGCAGATCATCTGGGACACCTACGAAATCTCCGTAGATGACCGCAAAGGTGGCATGAAGTCTAACGCTGGCTTTGAGTTCCAGATGGTTGTGAACCAACAGGCTCGTAACCCTGCGACTTATGATGCCGCCGCCATTGAAACTGCTCGTCAGGCTATGGTTGCCAAGCAAGCCGCTATTGATGCTTGCACTACGCACGACCAGCTAGACGCTCTGTGAAGCTCAACCTTGGCTGTGGGTATAACAAGCTAGACGGCTACATCAATGTAGACCATGACCCTCTATGCAATCCTGATATGGTTGCTGACTTAGAGGGTACGCTCCCATTTGAAGACAGCACGGTTGATGAGATCGTGTTGTCTCATGTGCTTGAGCATCTTGGGCAGGATACCAAGACATACCTCAATATCTGGCGCGAGTTCTATCGTGTGCTAAAAGATGGTGGCAAGGTTCATATTGTCGTACCCCACCACAATCACGACAACTTTCACCATGACCCTACCCATGTTCGCAAAGTCACGCCTCTTGGGGTTGATATGTTCAGCCAAGAGAGAAACATGGAGACTATCCGCACTGGTGGTCAAGAGACTACGCTAGGGTTACAGGTAGGGATTGACATTGGTGTAACGGAAGTTGGCTACGATCTGACCCCTTGGTTTCAACAGCATATTGCAGGAAAACCACAGGATTGGGCAGAGCGTGAGTTGAATAAGTACAACAACACTTGTTTTCAGGTGAAAATAAATGCTCAGGCATTTAAACCACCAAGGAGCAAAAGATGAAGAGAATTTTAGTTATGGGGTTACCCGGGGCGGGCAAGACCACCCTAGCCCAATACATCCTTGACCACTTGCAAAACGAACGCAAGACCGTCATGTGGCTCAACGCCGATGATGTGCGCAAGAAGTTCAACGACTGGGACTTCTCCCACGAAGGTCGCATTCGCCAGAGCCTGCGTATGCGTGAGCTTGCTGACAGCTACGATGTAGATTATGTGATCTGCGACTTTGTTGCTCCTCTTGTTGAGATGCGTAACAACTTCAAAGCTGACTGGACTATCTGGGTTGACACCATCAATCAAGGTCGTTTTGAAGACACCAACAAGGTGTTCGTTCCTCCTAAAGAATATGACTTCAGGATCACCGAGCAGAAGTCTGAGAAGTGGGGTGAGTTTATTGCCGCGCACATTTTGGATGACCGCCGCCGCCCTGTATTTGACTGGCAAAAAGAAACAGTCCAGATGCTTGGCAGATGGCAACCTTGGCATGAAGGCCACCGTAAACTGTTTGAACGGGCGTTAGCTAAGACTGGTCAAGTTGTGATCCAGATCAGGGACTGCCAAGGCTGGAACGGCTCTAACCCGTTTGCCGCCAATCAGGTCAAAGAGTTTATTAGCCGTGATCTAGACCCCCTGTATCAAGGACAGTACGAAGTTCAATTGGTTCCTAACATTGTCAACATTACCTACGGGCGCGATGTTGGCTACAAGATTGAGCAGGAATCTTTTGACGATGCTACCCACGCTATCTCGGCAACCAAGATACGCAAAGAGATGGGTTTGTGATTGTCTTCACCAATGGATGCTTTGATGTGCTCCACCGTGGTCACATCGAGTATCTCAAAGAGTCCCGCAAACTTGGGACTAGGCTAGTTGTGGGGTTGAACTCAGACGCTTCTGTTAAGAGGCTCAAGGGTGATAGCAGACCTATCAACAATCAGGATGACCGCAGAGCACTGTTGCTGGCGCTCAGGTGTGTAGATCAGGTGGAAATCTTCGAGGAAGATACGCCACTAGAGTTGATCATGCGAATCAACCCTGACATCATTACCAAAGGTGGTGACTACCAGCCTGCTCAAGTTGTGGGACACGCTATTGTTCAGAAAACAGTTATCATTCCATTTTTAGACGGGTATTCATCAACAAGGATTATCCATGCGGTTAAAAGGAATAGTGGAGAAGGGTTGGGGTTCGGAGCTAATCTGGGCAACCAACGATAAATACTGCGGAAAGCTGATGACCTTTCGCAAGGGTGCTAAGTTTTCCATGCACTTCCACGCTGAGAAAGACGAGACTTGGCTAGTCCAAGGTGGTCTGTTCAAGGTCATCTGGATTGACACCAAAGATGCCAGTCGCCATGAAAAGATTCTCAACATTGGGGACACATGGCACAACCCACCATTATTGCCACACCAGCTAGTCTGCCTAACAGCAGGTGTGATCTTGGAAGTCTCAACTGCTGACTCTGTGGAGGATAACTACCGAGTCGAAACAGGAGACAGCCAATGCGCATCCTAGTTGTTGGCGATGGTTGCATAGACGAATACCGCTATGGCGAGATACGAAGGGTAAACCCTGAATCTACTGCGCCCCTCCTAAACTTTGAAAAAAGCGAAGAGAAGATGGGCATGGCGTTTAATGTTGCTCAAAACCTTCAGGCGTTTGGTGCTGAAGTCACTTTGTGCGTAAGCGACGAGATATCCCGCAAGATCAGATACATTGACCGTAGGACTGGTGAGCACCTTCTGAGGGTTGATCAAGATGTCGAAGCTACGCCCTACGACTTTGGCGTGCCCATGGAGGGGTTTGATGCCATTGTGATCTCTGACTACAACAAGGGACATGTGCTTGACGAGGTTGTTTTGCAGTTGCGCCAGCAGTTTGAGGGGCCAATCTACATGGACACCAAGAAACGCAACTTGGCAGACTTTCCTGACATCTACATCAAGATCAACCAGCGCGAACTGTACGACTCTACCTCACTGCCTGATTCAGAATATCTGATAGTCACCTATGGCGCTAAGGGCTGTGGATACAAGGACAAGCTATATCCTGCCAAGCCTATTGAGGTGGTTGATGTTTGTGGGGCTGGTGATGTGTTTCTTGCCGCGATGGTGGTCAAGCACCTAGAGACTGGCGACATGGGCATAGCTTTGCCGTTTGCTAACGAAAAAGCGGCAATATCTTGCCAGAGTCTAGGAACTGTATGCGTATCTTGATCACTGGTTACAAGGGGTTTATTGGTCAAAACATGGTCAAGGCGCTGTCTGACCACGAGTTAGACCTGTGTGATTGGGGCGACGAGTATTCCCTCTATGGCATAGACAGGGTGATCCACCTTGGCGCGATCTCGGATACAAGATGTCAGGACTGGTCGGCTTTGCGTAAGCAGAACTTCTCGTTCTCAGTGACTTTGATGGAGCGTTGCCAGAAGTATGGCATCCCTATTCAGATAGCATCCTCCGCATCGGTCTATGGCCCCCACAACACGACATTTTGCGAGACTGACCCAGTAGCACCAGCTAACCTTTACGCTGAGTCTAAGGCGCTTGTTGAGAACTATTTCCACAATATGCGCCCTGAGTCGCCTGTTCAGATATTCAGGTACTTTAATGTGTATGGCCCCCACGAGGATCACAAGGGCGATCAGGCTTCACCCTTTCACAAGTTCCGTGAGCAGGCAAAAACAGGAACTATCAAGATATTTGAGGGAAGTTCTGAGTTTAAGAGAGACTTTATCCATGTGGATAAGGTCATCGATGTGCACAAAAAATTTTTTAAGATTAAAGAATCTGGCATTTGGAATGTAGGCACTGGAAATATATTGTCATTTGAGGATGTTGCACACTTGGCAAGCGCTGAATTTCCAGCGAAAATAGAGACAATCCCGATGCCCAAAGATTTAACTGGGTATCAAAAATTCACCAAGGCTGATATGCACAAATTACAGGCAACCTTGAATGAAAGACTGGGCTGAAGCAATCATCGCGGCGGCGTTCGTAACCATCTTTTTTGTATGGGGTATTTTTACCCTCTTATGGATATGGCAATGACCAATGCGCTGGCTTGTTCTGTTACTTTTATTAGGGCTAGTTGGAGCCACAGCCAAGAATGGCTGTCATGTGCGCGAATTTTGGTCAATTGCTTGGACAATCCACAACCCATCCGAGCGCCATCAGCAGATGTCAATGTGGCTAACAAACAATGCAAAGCACTGTCGATCTCAAGATTATGTGGCGATATGGAACAACTTGTCAGAGTGGGCTGGCGCGGCAGACTCAGCAGAACTCAGAACTAAAGTCATTCATGGATACAAAGATGCGCTTGATCGGGAAAAGAAGTGAAGATCAGTTACGACAAATGGTATCCAGTGGTTCAGCCAAATCCACCGATGCAATCAGAAGTGTTTGCAAAAAGGGTGGAGAGGCTAGATGCTGAGAGGGCTTTGCAGGTTCAGATTGACCAGCAGGTAAAGAAGTTTCACCAGTATGAGTATGAGATTTATGAATACAGGATGCGGCAGATAACTCTGAACATTGACATTACAAACCTTAAACGGGAAATAGATAAGTTGGTTTAAACATGGTTACAGCAAAGAAAACTACAGCTAAAGCGCCAGCAAAGGTAGCGCCTGTTAAGAGGCGTACACCCAAGCCTAAAGCCGAGCAGACAATCAATGTGTCTGTTGCCGCACCAGCTTCTGCGCCAAAACCTGAAGCCCCCAAGACAGATACCATTGGTCGCATCACAGATTTAATTAAATGGGTAGACAATCCGTTTAAATTGTTTACGGTTATTTTGCTCTCGTTTTTAGTCTTTGCTGGCTACTTTGCATGGGATTCTCGCCAAGTTATCCTTCACGCAATTACGACTCAAGACAAGATGCCTCAGTTGGCAAAACAGGAAAACTTACTTGCTCCAGCCCGTGATTTGATGAAGGATGTGGATGGCTTAGTTGTGTTAGTCCACAAGGCTAACTTGGCGACTAACAGCCGCACTACTGTGCTGGCTTTGAACGCTGACGGTTCACGGGAAAAGACAATGGAAGGCACGGTAACATCCTTGTTTAATGCAAGCGCAGACCGTAATGCCGCTATGGTGGCTATGCTTAATAACGAGGTTCTCTGTGAAGAGTTCAACCCATCATCCAAAGTAGGCGAATGGGGTGTAAAGCAGGGTGTAAAGTTTATGTGTAGAGGCTCTATCCCCCCAGATATGGGTAAGTTTGCGGGGTATATAGCTATTGGTTTTAAAGATAAGCCAGAGGATATTGCGGCTCTGAAGACCCGTATAAACTTGGCGGCAACTGATATGTCAGAGGAGTAATCATGTTTGAAGTATTTGGTGGAATATTGGGTGGGGCGCTAGGTGGTATTTTTCGCTTGGCTCCTGAAGTTCTTAAGTTCTTTGACAAAAAGAATGAAAGGTCGCATGAGATGCTCATGTTTGCCCGCCAGTGTGAACTGGAGCAAATCAGAGGTCAGATGAAGCTGGCTGAAATTGGGGCACAACGGGAAGCGGCTGTTGATGTAGGGGTTATGGATGCCTTTAACTCTGCAATTGAGCAACAAGCCGCAATGGTTAAAGCCGCTGGTGGTTGGGCGGCTAGTTTGTCTGCATCTGTTCGCCCTGTCGTTACATACTGGATTCTTTTAGTCTGGTCTTTTGTGCATTTGTGGTTTGGTTGGAACTCATGGCTTGCAGGCGCTTCCCCTATGGAAGTCTTTAAGATGATGATGTCGCCTGACTTTTCGGCACTATTGGCTGGAACAATTAACTATTGGTTCCTTGATAGAACTCTGAAACAGCGTGGGTTATGAACTTAGAACTAGCCGCCGCACTGTGCAGGAAGTTTGAGGGCTACAAAGCCAAGCCGTACCTTTGTCCAGCTAATGTGGCTACGATTGGGTACGGTTCTACCTATTACGCTGATGGGAAAAAGGTAACTTTACAAGACCCTCCCATGGACGAGCCAACGGCTAGGGCGTTGTTGATGTACGAGTTGGAGCACACCTACCTCCCCGGAGTCCTGCGGAATTGTCCCATTCTGGCTACCGACGAACGCAAGTGCAACGCTATTGTTGATTTTTGCTATAACTTAGGCGTTGGCAGGCTCCAAACCTCCACCTTAAAGCGTAAGATAAACGCGCAAGACTGGGAAGAGGCTAAAGAACAATTAAAGCTCTGGAACAAGGGTGGCGGTGTAGTTCTGTCAGGCTTAAAAAAGCGCAGAGATGCAGAATGTCTGCTTATGTAACACAAGTTGCCTTGAACTACCTTTCAAGAGTATAATTTTTCTCAGGCGCATGCTGTATCAGCGGCTAATACTATTGGAGTATTTATGAGCTATACCATGACCTACGACAGTCTGCTCGTAGATGTGCGCCGTTATCTTGAGCGTGGATTCACCCAAGAAAGCGACCAGATCGTCTACGACCAACTGCCTCGGTTGATCACATTGGGCGAACGCAGAATTGCGCGAGAGCTTAAAATTATGGGGTTCATCCGAGCGGTGAGTACCCCTCTATCCGTTGGCGTGGCTGTCTATTTAAAGCCTGATAGGTGGCGAGACACCATCAGCATGACGGTTGCTGGATCGCCTATTTTTGCTCGAGCATATGAGTATTGCCGCAGTTACTGGCCTAACGAAGCCCAGACCGCCGCACCTCAGTTTTATGCTGACTATGATTATCAAAACTGGCTGATAACGCCAACACCTTCGACGGTACAGACTCTTGAGGTTCTGTATTACGAACAACCAGCCCTTCTGGGTGATGACCTACAAACCAACTGGCTTACTGAATACGCACCTGATGTGTTGCTGTATGCAACCTTGCTTGAGGCGACTCCGTTCTTAAAAAAGGACGAGCGCATTCAAACTTGGCAAGCCATGTATGACCGTGCGGCGCAAGCGCTCAATGGCGAAGACTTGAAGCGCATCATGGATCGCACAGCAACTAGGAGTGAAGCGTAATGCCTATCTATACAGATGTCTTTGGTGGTGCAAACATCTACCCAAGCGAAATAAGCTACAGCGCCATAACGCTGACGACTACGGATGTGACGCTAAGTTGGCCCGAGGAAACCTCGACTAACACTAACCTAGCGACCCGCATCATCGATGTGACAGCCACTAATGCTGGCAGGTCAATCTTCTTGCCTGATGCTCAAAAGAGTGGCGTTGGCAACACTATTCTTTTTAACAACCAAGGCGCTCAAACTTTTATAGTTAAGAACGCTGGGGGTACGCAAGTTGCGTCGATTGCCGCTGGGACGGTCTATCAGATTTATTTGACTAGCAACACCACAACAAATGGTTTGTGGGAGTCATTGCAGTTTGGCGCTACGGTATCCGAGGCTAACGCTTCTGCACTGGCTGGCACTGGCATTGTGGCTGTGGGCACATTGTTGTCTCAATCTGTACCTATTACGCAGTTCAACACAAACTACACCGCAGGCGACTCAGACCGCGCCAAAATGTATTTGTGGACTGGTTCAGGGTCAGGAACTTTGACACTGCCTAGTGCGGCTACAGTGGGCAATAACTGGTTCATGTACTTGCGCAACTCAGGTGGTGGTCAAGTTACCCTTACACCCTCTGGTGTCAACACAATTGATGGTTTAGCAACAAAAGCCTACCAGCCTACTGAGTCGTCTGTGATCATCAGCGATGGCACAAACTTCTACACATTAGGGTTTGGTCAGGCTTCTGTTTTTGTGTTTGACTACACAACAATTGCAATTGCTGGCACTGGAACTTACACACTGACTGGCTCAGAACTCAACCGTATTGTGTACAAGTTCACAGGGTTGCTGACTGGAAACCGCACTGTGGTTGTGCCTGCAACTGTCCAACAGTATTGGATTGACAATGCCACGACTGGTGCTTTCACGCTGACTGTCAAAACTTCCGCTGGAACGGGAATCGCTGTTGCCCAAGGTTCACGAGGCATTTATTACTGTGATGGCAGTGATGTGGTTGATGCTGATACAACAACAGCAAGTTTTCCAATCACAATTGCGCAAGGTGGAACAGGAGCTACTACAGCAGGTGGTGCACTGATTAACCTTGGTGGTACTGCTGTTGGTATTCCTATTTTTGAAGCGGCTAACCAACAAGCGGCATGGACTGCTTTGGGTGTTGCCCCTGCGGGCGTTGTTAATGGTGGGACTTACTGATGCCAGAATCCACGATAGTCCTGAAGTCTCTTGCTGGTATCAAGCGAGATGGTACTAGGTACGATGGTGACTTTTACATTGACGGACAGTGGGTCAGGTTTCAGCGTGGCTTGCCTAGAAAGATTCTAGGGTATCGATCAATCAATAAATACCTGACAGAGATTTCTCGCGGGTTTAACAGCTTTACTCAGCAAAGTTTGCAGTATTGTCATTCAGCAGGCGCAACTAAAGTTGAGCGTTTTACGATTGATGCAACTACAAATAGTTCAGTTATCAGTAACCGAACCCCTGTAGCTGTTAGCGCAACTGGAACAGTTACTTTGACTGGTGGTGGCGCTGGATCAGTTAACAGCGTCACAGTCAATGGCGTGACGATCACATCAGGCTCAGTTTCTTTTACGACTGACTTAGCTACAACGGCTACGGCTGTTGCGGCAAACATTACAGCTTTTACTTCTTCGCCAAATTACAGTGCTGTTGCAGTTGGTGCAGTGATTACCATTACAGCCTCAACTGCTGGGCAAGCTACTAACGGGTTTGTGGTGGTGGCTAACACGACAACGATCACAACCACAGTGACTAACATGACTGGTGGCGCAAATGCTTTGGTTAGTTCTCCCTACAACCAATGGATGTTCCAGACATCGTATGACGCATCAACCACATACAACTCCATCATTGCGCATGTAGCGCCTAATTTGCAGTGCGTATGTAACGACACTGGTGGTCAGATTTTCTATGGTGATGTGCTTGGAACCGCCCCCTTAGTTGAGATTCCATTACCCGCTGGTGCTAACACCACTGGTGGAATTGTGATGCTGTTTCCCTACCTGTTTTACTACGGTACTGCTGGTATTGTGGGCTGGTCTGTTGGTGGTGACTTTACTGATCTAAGTGGCTCAGGCTCAGGCATAGCTCGTGTATGGGGTCAAAAGATTGTCAAGGGCATGCCACTGCGTGCAGGCTCTGGATCAGCGCCAGCAGGACTGTTCTGGGCTTATGACGCTGTGATCCGTGCGACCTTTACAGGTGGTGCAACCGTATTCCAGTTTGATACCATTGCCACGGATACTTCTATCATGTCGCCTGACTGCGTGGTGGACTACGATGGCGTGTTCTTCTGGTGTGGTGTTGACCGATTCTTGATGTTCAATGGTGTGGTGCGTGAAGTGCCTAATGCTATGAACTTGAACTACTTCTTTGACAATGTAAACCCAGACCATCGCGCTAAAGTGTTTGCATTTAAAGTGCCTCATTTTGGTGAAATTTGGTGGTGTTATCCAAGAGGTGACGCAACCGAATGTACACACGCCATTATTTACAATGTGCGTGAGAACTCTTGGTATGACACAGAACTGCCTGCGTCTGGACGCGCTTCTGGTGGCTACAACAATGGTTTTGCCGCACCTTTGCTGACAGATTGTGTTCCAACAACCAGTGGTTATCGTGTGTGGATTCACGAGCAAGGTGTTGACGCAATTGAAGGTCAATCAACATTGCCAATTCAATCTTACTTTGAGACAGCAGACTTATCCTCATTGCCACAGGGCAAGAACGAATATCTGCGGATCACAGAGATTGAGCCTGACTTTATCCAGAGTGGCCCCATGACCGTGCAAGTCACAGGACGCGCTAACGCTAGAGCACCTGAAGTCTATAGCAGTGTGTTCTCGTTCCCTGAGACAGCGTCCGAGCCATACCAACAGATTGTGATGCTTAAAGAACAGCGCCGCGAGTTGCGTGTGCGCTTTGAGTCTAATGCTGTAGGTGGCAACTATCAGATGGGTCAGATCATTGGACACATTGATTCTGGCGACAGGACGGTGCTTGGATGACCACCATCACACGCCCATCTTATATGTCGCTCCATGACTGGGCTGACCAGATTGCGCTCGATCTGGACAGCTATGGGGCGCTTAGTCGCCTTGATGGGGATGACTGGCAGAACTGGGCTATGCAGTTTTTAAACAATACATCGCTAGGCAGAAACTTTCCTTTGCCTTACGATTTTGATGATTGGCGTGACTGGGCTGAGCGGTTTGCTCAATCGCTGTCTTAATTGGAGTGACAAATGGATAAGCAACAGATTCTTGAAATTGCAAAGAACGACCCACGGTTTTCTAAAGCGATCCTGACCCTTGAGAACCAGATTGGCGACATGCCCATCACAACAGAGGGCTTGGACGAATTAGTCAAGTTGCTTGAGTTTGCTCTGAACAACCCTGACAAGTACCCTGAGATCGTTGCGTCCGCAGTGCAGGACGACATGGTTGAAGAGGGCGATCTGCCTGAGCAGTTTGACCCTGTAATTATTATCTCCTTGCTGGTGCTTTTGTATGGCATGCAGGAGCGCACAAAACAAAAGGGCTATGCTAGAGGTGGTCTGGCGGCTATGGGTCGTCATGGCGACACGATGCTTGCGCACATCAACCCACGCGAGGCAGAGATGCTACAGCGCATGGGTGGCTCAGGAACAATTAACCCGCGCACTGGATTGCCTGAGTACAAGTTCAGTCTCAAGAAGTTTTTGGCTGTGGCGTTGCCTATTGCGTTGGACTTCATTGTCCCCGGGGCTGGGTCGGCTATTGGCGCTTCCATGGGCTTCACAGGCACTGCCGCTACCATGGTCGGTGGCGCTGTCATCGGTGGTGGCACTGCCGCGCTGACTGGCGGCGACCCCCTCAAAGGCGCTCTGTTGGGCGGCTTAGGTGGTGGTCTAGGCGAGTACGCTGGCTCAGCCGCTAACAATGCTATGGGCCTTAACTTAGGCTCAACTGGTCAGACTCTACTTGGTAACTCTTTAGTTGGTGGTGTGTCTGGTCTGGCATCAGGTCAAGGATTCTTAAAGGGTGCGGCAACAGGTGCTTTGGGTACTTATGCTGGTCAGGCACTTGGTGATGTGACTGGAAACGCCTCAATCGGTGCTGGTGGTAAACAGTTTGGAAACATGATTACCGCTGGCTACGACCCTAAATCAGCCATCATTGGTGGTGGTTTGGCAGGTCTTGCAACAAGCATGGCTAAGCCTGCTGAATCTAGCCGCTTAGGTCTTAAGCCATCAGACGCTGTGCTTGAAGGTTTGAAAATGCCTAAAGGTGGCGACTACTCTTACAGTGGTGTGCCAGAAGCTGGTTTTGGAACAAAAAACTTTATGACTGGCGAGATGGGTTACAAAGGCCCATCCGAGTTTGGTGTTGATTATTCTTTGACAAACCCAGCGCCTCCTGTTGCAACTGGTGGTTACGGTAGTCAGGACATGGGTGCTGGTCTTAATGCGCCAGCCCAATCCCCACTTGGTCAATTTAAAACAGGCGCTCAAACAGGTTCTAGCCCACTCACAATGAAAAACGCCTTGATTGGCGCTACTTTGTTAGGCAGTTTGAGCAGTGCTCCTCCTGATGTCAAACAGGCAGTCAGCACCATGTCTCCTGAGAAGAAAGAGTATTTCAACCGCCCATCTATCCAGTGGGACTGGAACCGCATGCAACAAGATGCTAACAATGCAGGTTTAGGTTTAAGCCAATATATGGCTCAAGCATGGCCTCAAATCACTGGTGGTGCTTATAATATGACCGTCCAGCGTCCTGCGGGTTTAGCACGAGGAGGAGCGCTTTCACAGATCGCGTACATGGCTCGTGGCTCAGGCTCAGGTAGAGATGACACCATTGATGCCAAACTCTCTGATGGTGAATATGTAATGGATGCTGAAACAGTTGCACTTCTAGGGGATGGTTCTACAAAGGCTGGAGCCGAGCGCCTTGACGCGATGCGTAGCCAATTGCGCAAACAAAAGGGTCGTCAGCTTGCCAAAGGCAAATTCAGCCCTAACGCTAAATCACCTCTTGCATATCTGAAGGGAGTCATGTAATGGGCAGTCTATTTCAAGGTTCGCCACAAACGGCGACTTCGTACACCACCTCTTCCACTGAGACACCAAAGTGGATGCAGGATGCAATCTACAACCAAATTCAAGTTGCTACTAATGTAGCTAACACACCCTACCAGCCCTACAGTTTGCCAACTGTGGCTGAGTTGTCGCCACTCCAGCAACAAGCCTACAAGCAGGTACAAGACCAGCAAGGCGCGTGGAAGGGTGACATGAACTATGCCACTTCAGGCATGAAAGACTTTTCCACTAAGGGAACTGCTGACGCATTAAAGACTGCACAAGGTCAATATTTGCGTCAAGATTTGGTTGGTAAAAACTTAGACGCAGGTCAAGGTTACTTCAACAAAGCAGGTCAAATGGACATTGTGGGTGCGGCTCAGCCCTACCTGTCCCAAGCTGGTCAACAAAACATCATGGGTGCGGCTAGTCCGTACCTACAGCAATCTAGCCAAACAACTGCTGAAGCATTGTCTGACAAGGCT